GGTTTCATCTTTGCTACATCAGACTCTTTTATTTGATTTGCTTGTCCTGATTTAGTAGCAGAAGGTGTGTTTGAGCTACCTCTAGTTACAGCTTTTGCTGCGTCTTTAGAAGAATCTGTTTTCTTCTTAGGTGTAGAGGTTATACCCATATCTACTTTGTATAAGTCAATAGCTCTCGCTGCAGATTTAGAATCACTCTCATTTTCATATAGAGCTTGTTGAACCCATCGTGGTTGCATTTCAACCCAATCGTGAAACTCTTGGTCATTTCTGATAACATCAAAATCAGGATGTATTCTCATCAGTTCTGCTTCTGCCATAGCACGAGAAGATTGTGCTTCTCTTTCAGCTATTAACTTCATTCTTTCTTCTAATGTAGAATCTAACTCTTTTGCTTTCTTGGTAGCAATACTTTCTACAATCTTTGCAACATCGGGATACTCTTTCGCCCATTCATTTATTTCCTCGTCTGATTTAGGTAACTTTATTTCTTGGGTTGCAGTTTGTGTCAACTGTTGCTTTAATTTGAATATTTCATCTTGATATGACTTTTCTTTTTCTTGCGAGTGTCTACGCAGGTCGCCATATCTTTTTTTAAATGTTTTTTCTTCAGGTGCTAAAGACTCTGTTTCAGCAATATCCTCTTGCTCTGCCTTTGCTTTTCCTAAAGCTTCATCTCTTTCTTTTATATTTTTTTCTAACTCTAACGCTTCTTTATCATCATTACGTTTGTATTTTATTGGGGTCTTAACTATTTTTTGTTCTACAGCCATTTCAGCCATGTCGCTTCTCCTAGGGTTATCGTAGCCATTATTGGGGGATAAGTAGCTAGTAATTAATTCATAAATTATTTTTTATGAACTGCCAATCCTACTAAATAAACTATAGGATGGATTATTTTACAAAATATATTTCCAACTAAACTGTCTTTGGATTTGCCTTTTGTTAAAACATGTCTAAGGTGTTTTGTTCGTTCGGTTGCAAAGTAAGCACCGATATTAGTTAATACATTGTTAACTTTCATACCACGAACAAAAGGTTTGAATAGCCAATGATACCCTACTTCGTGTATGGGTGTCAAGTATTTTTTCTGATAAATGTACCAAGTCTTCATAGCCTGTGCCCAGTCATCAAGTTGAGTCTGTCTATACATCTCTGTACAAACTATTTTAGAATCACCACTTGTTGCAGAATCATCTGTAGGGTCATCATACTTGGCAGTTCTATCTGACATTCTCTGCTCTCGTGCTTCTTCTTGTGTTGGAGCATTACCTGGCTTACCACTACTATCAGTAAAATTGACAGTGGTGCCATCTTCATGTGTAAATGACCCATCTCGGTTTTCACTATATGTAGTTCCTGAGTCATTTCTCCCTATGCCTACGCTACCTCCACGGGCGTTAACATCTTCTTGTCCACTAATTGAAAAATTATCTGACACATAGCTTGAAGCAGCCTCTGCTCTTGTTGGGGGAGCTTCGGGGGCTGAAGTTTCTCTTTGCTCTTTTCTTCCTAATCCAGCTCCTGCAATATCTGCTTCTTCATCAGATATACTTTGGAAACCTGTAGTTCCTGCAGTCCTATCTAATTCAGCTTGTCTATCAAATAACGCTCTTGATTGGCGTAAAGCTTCAGCATCAGCAGGACCATCTACTCCTACACGACTAGCGGCTGCGTCAGCAGGACCATCTATACCTCCACCAAAGATAGGTTGCTGAGGTTGTTGAGGTCTATCTGGTAACATATCATCGCTGTAATCAAATCCTGGTTGAAAAGGTGTGGTAGCAGCACCATCTATTCCCATTCTACTAACAGTATCAGCAGCATCAGCAGGACCATCAATACCCATGTTAGCTACATTAGTAATATCCAATTTAGGAGCTTGAACACTAGGACGTCCTGTAGTTGGGTCAATAGACAAACCATAGTCTGTAACATTTGTTCCAAAAGCCCCACCTAAATTTTCTCCGAGTCCAAACGCAAGTTGTTTACTAACAGGTGCTATTGGAGCAGTTGATGGTAATGTTTGTCTATCAACTGTTGCCACTGGTGCAGTTTCAACTCTAGGCATTGTAGATGTTCCAAGTCCAGCAGGTCTAGGCATAGGCATATCTTGAGGTCTCATTCCTAAACCTCCGTAGTTACCCTCTTTTATTTTTTGGGCTAATGCTACAGTTTGTTCTCTATTAATTTTACCTTCTTTAGATATATTACCATATAATCCTCCAGATAATAAATTTATTTGTCCTTTAGTCATGTTAGCTAAATCTGCAGATAACTCAGGATTAGGTGCGAAGAAGTTTGCTCTTCCTGTGCTTAATGCATCTGCAACATTTGCAATACCTGTAATATTACCATTGAAATCATATTGTATGGCATACTCTTGTCCACCAATAGTCGCTCTTGCTCCTCCAAGACCTGCAGCTATCTCAGGGTCTCCTCCGTCATCACCACCAACATCTTGTTGTACGACTTTAGCTGGTGAAACAGGGGCTGGGTCAGCAGGAGGGGGTGTTTTAGCTTTATCATCTCCAGGGACACCTCTTTGTTGTCCTACATAAGAACCCACGTTACCTGCCCCAACGACTGTTGTTGCATCTGTAGTAGGACCTAATCTTAATCCTGCAGGAGTAACAAATGATGTAGGTGCTGTAGTTACAGGTGTTTTCTTAACACTTGGTTGTAATTTATCATCTATGCCATCTCTGTTCCTGTCCACAAAACCTGTTGATACAAACTGAGCAGAGGCTGCTTCAGGAGTAGTAGTTGGTCTAAATTGTGCTTGTTGAGTTGCTATACCTTGAGATGTAGCAACATTTGGTGCGTTCATAATAGTCATACCTGCTTGTGCACTTTTAATATCGTTATCAACATAATCTACTTGCCCAGCATCTTCCATCTCACCTAAGCCCTGTAATGCTTCTCTTCTTAATCCCTCATACATACCAAGTCCGTGATACCTAACCACGTTAGCTGGTACAACTAACTCTCCCTCACTTAACAATACGTGTTGGTCATCCTTAACTTCAGCTGATGTAGCACCTGGGGGTGGGTCAGCAGGAGTGCCTTTTGAAGCTTCTTCATACTCTGGCTGTGCACCACTCATACCAATTACCACAGCTAGTCCTTTGCCTTTTTTAGACTTTGTGCCACCCTCTTTCATTGTAGTCATTTCTTGTTGTGGCATCATCGGAGCAGCTAAACCAGCAGTCATCATAGGTTGTTGAGCAGAAACCACAGGTGTAGGAGCAACAGGTTGTGGTATGCCTATTTGAGTTTTATCCTCTTTTAATTTTTTAGCTACTAATTTTAGTGCCTCATCTCTAGGGTCAACAACTTTAGTTGCTGCTGCTCTAGGTATCTTGGGCGGCTTAGTTCTTTTGTTCCCTGTTGGGTTACTTGTTGCTTCTGTTAACGGCATCAATCCTGTTTTTGCCATGAGTGCTCCTCCTCTTTTATTTCTTCTCATAATTGTGCTTATGGGCACGTTTTTAGCTAAATAGCTTGGTCCTTCACCTATAACACCAGCTCTGGATGGGTCTAAGGTTCCTTTCTTGATTGCATCTCCTCCAAGATAATTTACATCTTTTGTATAAAGTGCTCCTTGTTCTTTAGTTGGTAATCCCAACACTGTGTCCTCAAGGGGGCGTGCAAACCCTAAGTAATTTAATTTATTTCTTTCCTGTTCAAATCCTAACAACTCTTTAAAGAATTTAGATAAACGTCCTGGATTTCTGTTATCACTTGGAGCAATAGCCTCTGGTGGTATGCCTTTTTTGTTTAATATATCTTGAGCTTGTAGTGAATGTTTTAGATATCTTTCTTTAAGTATTCTTTCGTTTTTAGGAGTAAGAGGTATATTAGAACCTTGTAAAAGATTTTTTAACCCTGGACCTCCTCTTGTTCCAGACTCGCCCGTAGTTCTTCCTGTTATTAATTCATCTCCAGCTCTAACTATAGCCTCTTCAACACCTGATTTTTCTCCTAGCTCTTTTTCTAAAACATCAAATGCAGCATGAGTTAGTTCATGAACTAATATTCTACGAGGGTCTACATCCAACTCTTGTGCCATATTTTCAAAATATTCAGAGGGACCATATGGTATTCTTCTTTTATCATATTCTGTTAAACCAGGAGTAGAAAGATAAGTAACTGTTGGCTTATCGAATCCCATAGCTTTAGCCATGGATGGAGGCACATGCATTCCATAACCTCCTCTTGCCATATTATCCATGGCTTTTATATCTATTTTACCTTCTTTATATAATTCATATCCTAATCTAGCCAGTGGATTACCATACATGAAAGGTTCTAACTCTGCCCTAAGTTCGATATCACCAGGTCCTTGTCCTTGTGTGTATTTACGTTGGGAAACTAATCCCTCTGGTCTCGGTAAAGGAGTTTCAACTGTCACTATTTCTCTGCCCTTGCTAGAACTTCATCACGAAGAGTTTTTAATCTTCGTATCTCTTGAATTGCCCCTTGTGCTTTTGCAATATTATGTATGTCTTCATGTTGTTCTAATAACTTATGTAACTCTTCTATTCTATGATTCATATATAGTTCTAGTAAGTCACTATTTTTTTTGCTATCTATTAAAGGTACAAGCTTCCTAGCTATTTCTTTTAACACTATCTACCACCTAATAATTGTTGTAATTGGTCAGCAACGTCAGGTTCTTGTGGACCTGTAGCTGGGTTTTGTGGAGCACTAAATCCTTGTTCGCCAGGAACAGGTGCTTGTCCTACACCGATGTTACCTCCACCACCTCCTGATGGGTCAGCTACATTTACGCCCTGTGCTTGTTCGCTAGTTAAACCTCCAGCAGCTTTTAGTATCTCTGCTTGTTTAAATGCTTCTCTTTCATCATTAATAAGTTTCTCTGCATCTAAGTCCATAGCATGTCCAAGCTCTCTTAATATTACTGGTATTTTTAAGTATGGTGCTACGGCAGCATTGCCTGACATCTGAAGTAACTGTAGAAGTCTTTGACTTCTTACTTCATTCTTCATAAGACTTTCTGTGCCTCGGGCTTTTATCTCCAAGTCACCTCTAGCTTCTTTATCAAAGTCAAACTGCATATTAAATGCAAATAGTGCTTCGCCTAATGGTTGTAGTAAATAATCATCTAAGTTTTTTACAACACTCTTAATACTAAGTTGAGCTGCTCCCATCAGCATGCTGATACCAGCCGCAGTTCTACCTGTGCCTGCAACACCTGTCTGTCCATGTGAATAAGATGGTATGCCCGTTGCATCATCAGCTAATGCTCGTGCTTTATCAAACATCATCATATTCTCTGTGCTTACGTTAGGGTATTTAGTTCCAAATAATGCTTGTCCAGGAGCACCACCTTGTCGTCTAAATACTTTGCCTGGAAATACCTGTAGGTCTTGTCCTGGGACTAAGTTAGTTTCATCAATCTCAAACACTAAGTTACCTGATAATACAGCGTTATCAACTGCCATTCTCATAAAACCATTCATAAGTGTTTGTGTATCTGACATATTCTCAGCTAATCCTACACCAAAGAAACTATATGGATTTAGCTCAAACGGAGCTGCACAATAAGGAATACGTTTAGGTGTAAATGGATTTACAACTAATCTAAGTATTTTACTATTACATACCCATACATTAACTTGTAGTGTGTCTACATCCTCAAACTCTTTTGGTATTTCTAACCCTGAAGCTTCCGCCATAGTTTTATCTATGTTGCCCCAGAACTCTAGTACCTCAAATCTATCTACGTCATACTGAGTTTCATTATCTCTTAAGTCTGTTTCCCACCATTTACGTGTGTAATTGTACCCCATCTCTGCACATTCATCTACAGCTTCTGTATCAAAGTAAGGTCTTTTTTTAAGGTTACGTAATTCTGAATAACTTAATTTATGACGTTCTATAACGTACTCTGCTTCAGACATGTTATTAGCATCATAGTCAGGATAAAAGTTCCAAGTTGATACAGACTCAACTCTTGGAACAGTTTTACTTTCTGGTGAATAATTACCTTCTTCATCCCAGTTAGCCCTTTCTTTGTCAAAAGCAAAAGGTCCTTTGATTATTCCTGTACCAAATAGAGCCATTTCAAAAGCAACTGTTCTTAAATGTTTAGATGCATTTGACTCCTCTAACTGGTCAAGAATAGTCTTTTCCATTCTTTTAGCTGCTTTTTGTGCAGGGTAATATGTTTGTGATGTAGGTGTTAATCCTGAACCTGACCTTAGTTTGTCTTTTATACTTTCTAAATCATCTTCAAAAGCTCCGAGTCTCATCTCTTCTAAGGATTCTTTTGTAGCCCCTCTAGGTAAATCCTGTCCATCGCCAGGGAAACCATATACATTACTTAACTCATCCATTGCACTAGCAGGGTCTTTCGGGTCAAAGTTTACAGACTCGGTTACGCCTTCAGGAATGCGAGTAGCTTCTACCCCTAAAGGAAATCTTTGTCCTGCAAATAATACATCTATGATTTGTCCATAAGCTGCAAGAACTTTTGTTTTAGTTATCTTGATAAATACTTGTGATTTTTCTGTTTCTGTAAACTGAGTATCGTTCGTGTATAAGCCTCTATATTGTCTGTATGAGTTTAGCCATCTTTGTTCATCATATAGTCTAGCATCTTCTGCAGATTTAAATTTTTCAATTATATAAGCTGCTAGTTCATCCTTAGGGTCTTTTGGGACGAATACTAAATCTTCTATGTTTTCGTTTTCATTTTCCATGTTTAATATCCAAATACTCTATCTGCAGGAGTCCATTTTTTAGGCATCGCTGCTGGGTCATAATCAAATATAGATTTTGACCTAGGTCGGGTCATTATACCATATCGCAAAGCATCGTACAAATGGTCCTCTGCTTTTGTATCTACATCTTCAGAATTACTTTTATCTAAAGGTATTACAGGCAGTTGTGCTATTAAATTTACGCAGTTATTAAATATAACTATGCCTGCATTCTCGCTGACCTCATCAACTTGTAGTCTTCTATGTAATTCGTTTTTACCTGCCACACGACTACCTTTACTTCTGTCTGCTGGTCGCCAACGGCAACCAACTGAAATCATTTGTTCCGCCAAGGAAGGACCCGTATCACCTCTTTTATGCCAACACGAACTGTCGAGCACACCATACGATATTTGTCCATCATTTCTTTCTGCATCCAAGATAGAAAACGCCAAATCTTTTGCAGTATACTTTGACACGTACATTTCACGATAGACCACCAGTTGTTCAGTAGCTGGGTCAACTGCAAACCATAAGACTGCAGAGTACGAAGAATATCCATAGTCGCACGCCCTAAATTTTCTCCAGTTGTCTGGAATAGTAAATACATCCGTAACGTGATATTTTCTATCGAACTCAGCAAACGCCGCACCTTCTGCAACATCCCAACTTCCCTCCAATAATTGTCTACGCTGTGTCTCGGGTAGAGATAACAGCATCGCTTCATAGTCCCCCTGCTCATATAAAAATGGATTATCTGTTAATTTAGCAGGTATGAATCTTCTTTTAAATAAAGGCTGGTCTGCCTTTGAATGATGTTTAGGATACTTTAATACTTCCCCTGTTGTAATATCTGTTGCCCAAAAAGACTTGTTAGCTGGGGCTGGGTCTATAAACATCTTCTTAACCCATTGATGTCCTGGTCCCCCAGGGTTTGTTGTGCCTCTCATATATACAGGTAGTGACGGGTCTGCAGTTCTTAGACGAGAACGTAAGTAATCCCAAGCGTACGGCGTAGGGTACTGTGTCAACTCATCAAAACCAATATATGTAAATGCTTGTCCCTGATATCTTAAAACGTCTTTTTCTTGTTCAAGATACGTCATCCATATTCTAGCTCCAGATGGGAAAGTCCATTGACTTTTCTTTTCCATCCATTTAGCCCCAGGAAAAGCTTTTGGATACATTTCTTGGGATTTGTGTATAATCTCTCTTAGTTCGTCATTTGTACGTCTTAATATAAGAGCGTTCATGTTGGAGTTGTTACAGTAACGTAACGGGTCTACTATTAAACTATACGTCTTACCTCCTCCAGCAGCTCCTCCATATAATACTTCTCTTTCAGGGGCAGCTAAAAAATTTGTCTGTGGTCCTGGATTTGGTTCAAATAATACTGTCTGACTTGGTTCCTCCTGGACAGAATAAGTTTCAGGCAAACTCTCTGTAGCTTTCTCTGCAATGTCATTATCTTCTGTGCTCCTAGCTATATTAGCTATTTTACGTTGTGCTATGTTTAAACGCACTCGTGCAGACCTTTGTTGTTTCTTGGCTTTAACTAATTCTTTTTCTTCTTTAGTTAAAGGCTTGGGCTTTGATGTTGCCTTCAGCTTCGGTCTTGGCGGTGCGGCTTTTTTGTTCAGCATACCTTCGTCTATCTGTTTTGTCTGTCTTTATACGTTTCCATAAACCCATAGGTGTTATGCTACGTCCTGTGTATTCTGTGAGCCATCTTGCTACCTCTGGGTAAGAAGACTCTTTTAAATAATCTTCTGCCATTGATAACGCTTCTAGTTGTTCATCTACTGGCTCTAATAAATGTGGGTCGATGCTATTTGCTTCGTATCCCCAAGGAATTGTTGGACCTTTAAGTGTTCTATATCTACTGGTTGGGTTCAGTTTCTGTGCTATTGTCATCTGTCTTTGCTGGTAAAATAAATACGCCCATCGGCTTATCTGATGTGACGTTTAGCTTCTCTACCTTTGATAAACCAACTCTATCAAGTATCTGTTGAGAAGCTGCTAGTCTTTCTCTATTACCGATGGCAGATGGGTCATCAATGACTCCTACCATTGATAATACAGCTTTAGGAGCATTGACTGCCATCTCTAATTCTGCTCTTTCAATTATGTGCTTACGCACTGAGTTAATTACATGATGTGGATTAGTTGACTCTGAATACCCTGCAATCTTCATAGCCTTAGCATGATTACCTTTAGCAGGACCAAACAAAGCATCTAAGAATTTATTTTGTAATTCTGTTAATTCTTTATGCACGAGGATTCTTCTTTCTAGCTGTTTTGGTTCTAGCAAAAGAACGATTTTTGCTTTTTGTTTTTACAGATAATTTAGTCTTTTTATTGTTCATGGGATTACCTGTGGTGTGATGTACGTCTTTGCCATCACCTTTAGTGACTAGCCCACGCTTTGCCATGATTGCCCGAGCCGCATTTCTTGATGCCCTTCTCTTTTTTTGTTTTGGCTTAGCGTGGTACCTGTCGTACTCTTTTCTATAGTTTCGTTTCATTTCTTTTTACGTGTAGTCTTTCTTTTTCTACCAGAAGCTGTGACTGACCACTTAACAGCTTTAGGTCCTGTCTTTTTTCTAGCTTCTGACTTACTAATTCTACCTGCTACTGCTTTGGGTCTACAGGCAGGATATGGTCGAGACTTTTTTTCTTTGCCTGACCTGCCACATTTTTTACCTGTTTTAACATCACGCCAATCTTCTTTGAACCATTTAGTTAAGCCACCTGTAGGTTTAGCCATTAGTATGTACCACCACGTTTCTTATATGTTCTAACTAACCAA